CAACGCATCCTCTTTCGAGAGATTGAAGCGCCGCATCGCGTCCATGACGGACATTTCGACGCGCACATAGACGTTCGTGAACCGCAAATCGAGTTCCGGCGCTGCTTCCCGAAACGCGATGTCGTTCGGATGGATAATCGTCTGGTCAACACCTTGGCTGATGACCGTCTGGACCTTGCGGAAAGCCTGCTTCCATTCGAGATTCTTGCCGCGTAGGCGTTTCTTGCCTTCGGGCGTGGCCGCAAAGGCGGTCGCGGCCTCCATCGTGTCGATGTACTTGCCGGATTGATCCACTACGGGCTTGCCGCCCGCATGCAGGGCCATCGCGGCTTCGTCGTGCTCATCCACCTCGACGTGGTAGGACGCCTTAACGAAGCATTCACCGAGAGCGGCAGCATGGTCGATGATCCGGCAGTAGTTTTGAACGAGTTTCCCGTCGCGGAATGACCAACGCAGGTGCTTTTGCACTTGGTCGGCCAAAGCGGGATCAGCTCGACCAATGGGGGCCGTCGCAAACCACGGCTCTGCGCCAAATAGGTCGTTCTCGGCGCTGGCAGCCGCGAACTCGCAGATGGCTCCCACGACATTCATCGAGTCGTTGGAGACTTGGAAGACCTGCTCGATGTGCTTTTTCAGGTTCCACTCCGGGCCTTGCTCGACCTTGCGATGCGAGAAATTATCCTGCATCTCCTGGAGGTAGTTGATGCGGTTGAGCCTCCAGTCTTGAAGCTGGAGCAGGTAGGACTCGCGTTGCGCCTTTGCCCATCGCACCAGTTGCGCCGCCAGTGGGTTGTCTTCCCCGGCCTTGCGTGGCGAGGTAAGGAGGTCTTCGAGCGGGGTCTTGACCTTCTTGTTCGCCATCGTGGCCTGTGCCCGCATGATGTCGGGCAAGGTCAGGGAGGCAGGCTGTGCAGGGGCGGCGGGCATGTCAGTTCATGGGCGCGGCAGCCATGAAGCCAGCCGGTTTCTTTTTGGGTGTTGTGTCTCCGCCAAAAAAGCGAGTGACTTTCGCCGCCAATCCTTGCGGGTTTTTCGAGGCCTGTTGCCTGAATCCGCCTGCGATTTTTGACCCCAGTTTTTTGAGGTCTTCGGCTTTTTGCATTTCACCTTGCCACAACTTTCCGACAAGAGCGTCCTCGGCAATCCCGCGAGGCTTTGCGCCGGGTGGATTCATGCGAGCTGACAAACCTTGAGGATTCTTCACGGCCTGAGCTTGCGCCGCATCCAAACGGGGAGCGGGTGCTACGGCGCGAGGAGTCGCCGCAACTGCTGGCGAGGTTGCTGATGGGCTGGATTTGACGGGATCAAAACGACTGTGAAACTCGGAGCTAAAGCCGTTCGCGGGCGCTTTAGCCGATACAGCCGCAACCATTGAGGCAGGCTTTGACGCTGGAGGTGTTGCCGGAGCCATTGATGCTTTCGCATCCACCTGGCTGGGCGACCTCGCCATCGGGCCAGAATACGGCTTGGCTGGAGTCGCGGCAGCTACCATCCCGGCAGGCTTTGCAGCCGGAGCAGGGGAAGGCTTTGGCGCTGGCATTGGTTTCCCGCCGTTGTCAGCTAGGTTGTCCATTGCAGCCTCGCGGGTTTTAATCTTGGCGGCGATGTCGGGCTGGTTATAGACGCCAGACGGCATCGAGGCCACGCCACGGCTGGCCGCGTCGGCAAAGAACTTGGCTTTGGGCCTCCCATCAAACATTGCCGGTCCTTTGGGTTTGGCCGGTGCCGTTGCGGTCGGATTGGGAGCCGGTGGGGCGGATGGCGGAGCAGGCGAAGGGGGCGCAGAAGCAGGCGGAGCAGGCATCTCCGCCTTGGGACCAATGTTGCCCGCCGCGTCCATGAACGAGCCTTGGTTGGCTGCGTTGAAGGCCTTGCGCTTGGCATCGAAGGTGCCGTCCGCACGAGCTTTGGCGATGTTGTCAGCCCTGGTCGGTGCCGAGGTGCCTCCCTGCATGGCTGATGCCATGTACCCGGCATCCATGCGGTTTGCCATCTGGTCAGGCGACTCGCCACGCTTTCGGACGCCGCCCGCAAAACGGCGCGGTTGGGCAGCGAGAGAGCCGGGCGCGTAGTTCCCGACTCGTTGAGTAGCGTTTGCAGCAGCGGTGAAGGCCATGTTGCCGGGGTCGGGTGAGTTTTCCGGGAGTCAACGCCATTTTCGGTGGTCGGCAGGCAGTCGCCGCCGTCGCGTCGGCTCTCGGTAGAGCGTGCCGGAGCCTTTGCAGAACAGCGCCATCGCGAGGCCGAGCACGTCGTCGTCTTTGCAGCCCGAGCGGGCAATTTCCTTGCCGTTTTTGTCGATGATGAAGGTCCGGCACTCGCTGGCAATGTGGGGGCAGTTTAGTTTGATGGACTCCTCGTGGATCGCGAGCGCGAGGCAATCGACGACCGTCCGGCGCTGGTCGCGGTCCTTGAGCTTCCAGCCTTGCATGAACCGTTGCGTTTCTCGCTCGTAAGGGTCGATGACCTGCCGTTGGTAAATTGGAATGCCTTCTTCCTTTAGCCGTTCGAGAATGTGGAGGCCCATGTTGATTTCTAGCACCACGATGGCGTTGCCATAGTAGCGCGACAGCAGCGTGATGAAGTCGGAGGCCAGGAGCGTGTTGCCCGTGAAAGGCGGTCGCACGCGGGCCACGACGGCATCCGGGAATACCGCGCCCCGGTCGTCCGTGTACCCGCAACGCAGGACGCCGATGGAGTGCCGGTCGGGGTCGTTGCTCTCGGTCTGGTCCTCGCCGGTCGCCGGATCGCACCACACGAGGTAGCGGCAGCCAGCGCGGGGGCGTTCCCACAGGTGGAAGGACGCCATGCCTTGCGGGTCGGGCACGAATTGGACGACGCCGGAGCCGTCTTGCTCGGTGAGGGTGCCGATTTCCTTTGTGGCGAGCTGGGCTTGTTTCTCCAGCTTCAAGACGGACGCCATGTTGAAGCGCGGGCGGCCGGAACTGAGGAAGCATGACACTTCGTCCTCGGGATAGTATTCGTCGAACAGGTCTTCTTGGCCGCCGCACTCGCCTTGGATGGTCGAGCGCCGCCAATAGATTTGCTCGTGGGTCCATCCGTATTTTTCAAGGCCGTTGCGCTCGCGGTTGGTCAGCGTGCGGTTGATCTGGTCCCGCATCTTGTCCGTAACCGGATGCTGGTTGTCTTCGAACTCAAACCACGCGGCAAAGACTTTGCACCAACCATTGCCGGGCCGGTGCTCTCCGGCTTGCAGAGCCTTGATGAACTCGTCGAGGTTGAGCGCCCCTTGCCATGTGTCGTAGTGCCAGCCGGATGCGCCCTCGGGCGTCGATTCCGCGATTGCCAGACCGGCATCGTTCAGGGACGGCATGACGCTTGCAACGATGTCTTTGTCATCGACGACGCCACCACGGGGGTATTTGCAGCTTTCCGAGAACAGAATGGCCTGACGCGGGGCCGCGATGCCGGGATTTCGTGACTCGGCGCTTGTGATGGTGGCCGTGCTCCCGTTGCTCCACTGCATGGTCGTGGCCTGCGCGACGAGCGGGTTTTGCCACGGGAACTTATCCTGGGCGTCGAACTCGCGGAACCGCTCCAGAACCATGCGAGCGCGTGGCACCGTGTCGGCAATCACGAGCGCGTCGGTGTTCTGGCGCTTGCACAAGTGATAGATGAGATGCTGGCTTACGGTCGTGCCTCCGCACTGGCGGATTTTGGTCACGATGATGCGGATGGCCGGGTAGCCATAGGCGGACAGAACCTCGTAGGCCTCTTGGATGCGCCGTTGGAGCACGTTCGCGGTCGGACGGAAAAACGCCTTCGTCGTCGCTGCCTTGATCTTCGCGCATGCCTCAAAATGCACAGACGGCGACATGGCCGCCAAAGAGAAGGCGGTGCGCGGATCGGTGGTTGTGGCGGGCGACATCACCAGCCTGACGGGTGAGATTCGGCAAAATCAAGCCGAACGTCCGCTGCCCCCAACCTCGCTAAAGCTCGGTGGGTGAGCTTCCTTGTTCTGCTTGAGAAATGCGACCCAGTGAGTCTGCGCCTTCTTGCCGCTCCGGTGGCCGTAGAGCGGGCGTTCCGGCGTGAGTGCCAGCACTTCGCGGAGCGGGATTTCCGCCTCACACCATTTGAAGAT